ATATACAATGGCACTCATTATGGAAATTATGAAAACTATCGCTCAACCAATTGGTGAGTTGGCAGTATGGCTTGAAGAGACCTATCAAGTCGACGTCAGCGAAACCGTTGCAAAGTGGCATGAATTGACTGGAATGAACATCACTGTCAAAGAAGGAGAAGTAGCACACGACGAAGTCCAATCATTGAATGTTGATTCGACCAAGAGTCCCAAATCAAACAAAAAAATCCCCAAGACTAAAGACGTATGTCAACACGTTTTTCAAAGTGGTCAAAGAGTGGGAGAACAATGTGTTACCAAACCAAAAGGTGGGGCAACCTATTGTAGCGCTCACAAGCCCAAAGACAGTGTAAAATCTGCGGTTAAAGGTACCAAAGTACCTAAGAAAAAAGAAGTGAAGAAGGCAATTGACTCTGAATTTGAAAGTGACGAAGAAGCCCCAAAGGTACAAGCAGTAAAGGTTGTTAAAAAGCCTAAGAAAACAAGTGGAGACACTGATATGTCTGAAGATTCTGATGGTGAGCTTATACCACGAGAAGAAAAGGTTGAAAAATTGGCTGCTAAAAAAGCAGCTGAAGAAAAGGCTGCAGTAGCCACAAAAAAAGTTAAAAAGGCCTTCCACCATTCTGACGATGAACTAACAGAACCAGAAACACCAGTTAAACCTCTTTTGAAAAAAAAATCTCAAAAAGGTGCAACTAAACCAAAAGCCAAACAATATGACACTGACGACGAAACATTGGATAAAAGTTTGAACTTGAGTGATAATGAATAAATATAACCTTTTTAACCATAATTTTTTCATGCCCTTTGGGCATTAAAAAATGAATATTTTGACCTTAAATAAATACACGTCATGGCTACCATAGTTGAAACTATAACAACAAGTGTTGTTGTCACACGTAAGGTAAAATTTGCCTTAAAACCAATAATTATTATTTTTGAAGACGATGAAGATAGAAAGGGACCATGGGAATTATTTGCCGTGGATAGGGGTCGTTTTAACCGAAGAATACAATGTGTTGAAAGTAAAATTGGGTGGTGCTTTGAACCAAATCATCGAAAAAAATATTTAATTTACTTTCTAAAGAAAAAATATTAACACATAGTTCACCGATATAAAAAAATGAATTTTATTATTATGGTAAATAACACTATAATAAAATATTTACTATGACTACTAAAATTGGTTATATCTATGCTATCGAGAACAATTTCGATAGTTCGACTTATATTGGTCTAACGACGAAGACTATTAAAGAACGTTTTGCTCAACATCTTCAAGCTGCAAGGTCGTCTAGAGCCACCTGCGTCTTGCATCTCTTTATGGCTAAACATGGTCCAGAAAACTTTACTATTAGAGAGCTTCGTAGGGTTGAATACCATTCAATCATAGAACTTCAATTGATCGAAGAAGAGTGTATTAGGGACTTTGGCGACCTTAATACTACGTATAATTCTCGATCTTATGAGATGGCAGGTTTGACCTTGAACCGAGTTATTAAAGAACGTTCGCCCAAAGAAAGGCCAATTGTGGTTTCTAAAGTGCCACCTCGAGAAGATGTTATGGAGATAGCTTGGGAGGCTGAAGAGTACCCTAATAAGAAGATCAGTTTAGATAAATTTATTGGTTTGTTTATACCAGAAGAAGAAAACTATGGTACTATACTCGATGATATGACTATCAAAGGTAAAATCCATCTAAATAAGTGTGTACTTGATTGGTTTGGATATGAAGGAGACTACAAAATACAACGTCAAAATTTTAAGAAGATGCTCAAAAACAATTCTATTGAATACCATGAATTGACATATCAGGATAAAGAAATTAATAAGTATCCGACAATCAAACAAGAACTTGCGGGAATGACTAACTGTGGGGTGGTTAAAACTAAATTCATTGTTATGGACCCTAAAAACCTTAAAAGAGCAATCATGCAACTTAAGACTAAAAATGGCCACATAATCAGAGATTATTATATTGACCTTGAAGAGCTCCTTAAGTTGTACGTTGAGTATACGCTTTACTTCAACCATCGAGAGGCTCAAAGAAAAATTACTGACTTGGAGCAAACGATGGCTGAAATGAGGCTTGAACGTAAACAAGATCGAGACTTCATGCGTTCTCTTGGTATCAGCCTTGAGGAAGTCAAAGATCAGAATGAAACTCTTATAGATCAGAATGAAGAACTACTCGATAACAACAAAGGACTCAAGAAAGATGTGAAGAAAGTTCAGCGTAAATTGGGTATCGCAGTCGAGGATAGAGCACCTCTCCCTGAAGATAATGGTCCGAAGTACCATGATCGAGATCCGGCAAAGCCGGATCGAGATGAAGACAAACAAGAGAGATTTGTCCTACTCAAGAGAAATGACGATGAACACCATTCGAGCCCAACATGGTTATACTGAGCGCAGAATTAAGACTCAAAAAACCTTGTTCCCCAAACTTGAAATTTTACTTGATTTTGTGGCTCACCCCAACTCTAAAACTTTGTATAATAGAATAAAGGAGAATTTGAAGGCAAAAAATGTCATATTCAAAGGAAATAACATCGACCTCGAAGACACTGAGATAACAGAAGAAGAACTTATGGTGGAAATGAAGGTCATAAACGATTCTAAACGAAAAGTCTAGAAAATATCAAATTTTAATGCTTAAAATAAGCATTAAAATACTTAAAATTAATTTATATAACCAAACTGTTTAAGCTTTAGTTGTAAAAATGGCCCAATATCGTTTAACTTTATGGTGTAAGGAACCTCAATCAAATTTATTCCATTTTCTTGGCACATTCGTCTTTTAAGTTCATCTCTGTATTTTTGGTTAGTTGAAGCTTCCACATTGCGATGGAAAAATGATGTATAATTGTAGTGTTGTTGACCATTATATTCTACTCCTAATTTTAAGGTTGAGTTGAAGCAATCAAGTTCCAAGTTATTGCCAGTAACAGGGTTTCTTAAAAAGTCGGGTCTAGCCTTTGGGAACGGCACTTGAAGTATGGTTTCCAAATACCTTCGACATTCAATTTCACCTCTTGATTCGGTCTTTGTTTCTGGTGGCGGTTGGCCACCACGATACATATAAATATTTTTTGTATTCAAATTCTTGCTCCATTTACCCTTTTGTTTGGTCAACTTTCGATGTACGAGGACAAGAACCATTATTCCAAAACATCCAAATATTAAGGCATACAGGTACCAACTATCATCAAAATCAAAATTAAACCAATTTTTATGCTTTTTTTTAACCTTGGATGTACGATGATCTTCGTGGAATGGTGAAGTGGACTTAATTTTTTCAGACATCTTTATTAACTCTCTCTAACTCGTCGCGAAACGATGTGCAAAGCAGTTTATCCACAAACTATTTGGTTTAAAAATAGTTGAAAATTGTGGTTCTCAAAACTTTAAATTCATCCACTTTTTGAAAAACTTTTAGATTTAAAAAAATTTTTTCTAGGATTTCAAAATCTGACGATCGCAACTTTCAGATTTTGAGAGACAATCGTAGATTTTTGGAATCTGCTAACCCTTTAAGGCTTACCTTTCAAGCCCAAAGGGCTTGAAAGGGCTAAATATTCGGATGATCGCAACTTTTGAAAATCTACGATTGTCTCTCAATTTTGGTCGTCAACTTTCAAAATTCAGGATTTCAAAAAATTCAGAAAAATGAAAATTTAATGGTCAAAAATATTGGTCTCTTTTAGTTTATGGTTAAAAAATTCGTTTGTGGATAAACGGCAAAGTTCCTAAAGTTTGAGAAGTCGTATCGAAATTTTCATCATGTTTTGAAAATAAAAGTTAAGTACAAAAGTTAAAAGTATGTTACAACCTAAATGCAGAAAATTGATTCATTTTAGTCTAAAATAGTTAAAATAATAAATACTACAATGGCCACAAAAATGTCAATGTCAAGAGGAGGAGAAGACTCTATTGTTGGATTCAACAAGAAAGTCGCAAACTATACATCGTATGATTCTGAAGATGATTATTCCGGTGAGGAAGATTTCTATGATCATTATGAACCATACGAAGAAGAATTTGATAATGGTGACTATCAACCATTCAATGCAGAGGACGAAGAAAAAGAGTACAAGGCTCGTATTTCACCTTCTTTTATCAAGGTAGTCAAGCCTATTTTTTTGAATAGTCCGACCAAGAGCGCTGAAAAGCCCCCCATCAAATCTCCAACATGGTGGGATAAGAACAAGCCTATTGAAGAATCAAAGCGTATGATCAATGGGGTTCTGAATTATGCTCTTCTTTTACCACCACCGACTCCTAAACCTGTGGTAGTTCCACAACAAGTTAAGAAGTCGAAAAAAAATAAAAAAGGAAAGGATACAACAACCAAACAACCAACCGAGAAAAAAGTGAAAAATAATGATTCAACGGTACCATCAAAACC